ATGCGGAGGTCCGTCACCTGATATTCGTGGATGAACGCCGCATACATTTTCTTGTTGCCGATCTGCAACGGCCGGAACGCGGGCGACACTGTGCGCGCGCGTTCGACCGCCTTATCGATCATCGACAGCGTGAACACGCCGCTTGTCGATATCGACTCGTCGGTGCCGGTATTGTTGGCGTCTGTCGGCCGGACAATGTGGTTCGTATCGGGCGCCGTGACCGATTGCAGGCCGGTATAGCGCACATCCGCCTGCCCGGTATAACCGGCAAGCTGGTTGAACGCTCCGGTATCGATGCGGTCGGCGAACCAATCGGCGAGACCGGCCAGCGCCTCGTCACGCACCGAAAACGGCACGCGCTGTTCGGAAATTCGCCCGGCCGAGCGAACCGCGTGGCGCAGTTGGTTGATGATGACGGAATCGCTGTAAACGGTAAGCGCTTCCTCCATCCCTTCCAACGTGCCGTCACCGAGAACACCCGGCCCGCTGAGCTGCATGCGCAGACCGTAGGTGATCTTGTCGCCGGCGGATTTCTGCGTCTCGTCCTTGACCTGGATAAGGTCGGTTGATGCCGGCCCCATGAACTGGGCCATGTACGAGGTCTTCAGAACCTCGGTGTTGAGCATCTTTGACCAGAGTTTTACTGCCATGGGGTGATTGACCCCATATTCCGTGTCGGCCATCGCTGAATCATCCTGTGATAACGGTTTCGGAGCGCCGTGCTATCGCGCACGAGCAAAGCGAAACCGTCCGATGACGCAGGACGGTGAAGCGCAGCCGGAATAACGGCTCCGGCGCCGCAAGCGATATTAAGCCCGGCCATCGCTATGCCGGTTGTTGAATGTGCGTTGCCTGTTTATGCGCCCATGATGCGGCGCCGCTCCGTCGGCGGGGCTTTCTTTGCCCACGCCGCGAACTCTTCATCGCTCATATTGGCGATAGCCGTCGCCGTCACGGGCGCCGATGACTGGCCCGGCACGCGATTGAGACCGCGCCCCTGCTGCTGGCCCTGCGCAATCGTCTGGAGCTTTTCAACGGCGGCCGGATCGGGCTGTTGCGACGCATTCGGCGCCGCCGCGCCGTCGTTCGGCGATTTCGGCTGGTAGCCGCGGATTTTCGCCAGCTCGTAAACAACCGCCGCGGGGTTCATGCCCTTTTCCAGGGCATTGTGCGCAAGCTGAATAGCCTCCCGCGCCATGAAAGCCTGAATTTCGCCCGGATCATTCCACCCCGCCGCCACCAGCTCGCGACGCCGGCCATCGACCAAGTGCTCGTAAGCCTGCTGATAGTCCGGTGTCTGGGCCGAAAACTCGCGTTCCATCGCCGATGCGCGCGCCGCGAGCTGCGATACAGCCTGGTTCTGCTGAACGTGCTGGCTCTGCCCGGAAACCGCCTGCACCAGCGCTTGCAGCACTTGATCGCGTTGCGCCAGCTCGAATTTGAGATGCCCGACGGGATCGGTATTGATGTCCGGTGCCTGCTGCGCCGGCTGTTGCTGCGCTGTCTGCTGCTGTTGCGGATTTACATATCGCTCCAACAGCAGGTTCATCCGCTGTTCGAGTATCTGCTTCGATTTGCGTTCCTCGGCGAGCCGCTGTTCGGTCTCCTGCCGCGCCCGCCGCTCTTCGTGCAACGCCTGGTGCGGCACCATTTTCGGCTGCTGCGCCGCCTTGTCCGCCTGCGCCGCATCGCCCGCGGCCGGATCGCCCTCCGGAGCGCCGCCTTGGGCATCATCCTGCGCGCCATCAGCCGAGCCGGCAGCGTCCGCGCCGGTCGCCGCCGCGCCATCATCGTTCCGGTTTGCGTCGAGTAGAACTTGCTCGTCCGCCGTCAGGGCATCGTCGCCCTGGGCCGCTTGACCCCTCATTTGTCCTCGCCATGGTTGTTGCCCCTATTCGCCAGGGACCAGCGCAGCCGGTATTCGGCACCGGCACCGCACAAGCAATAACCGTCAGGCAGCCTGTTGCTGCGCCACCGCCTGATCCTGCTGCATCTGCATCTGCCGCTCGTTCTGGTGCCAGCCGACCAGCGTATCGAGCATTTCGAGCACCGCGAGCATCTGATCGGTGTTCGCGTCGCGATGCGTCGTCCCGGCCTTCGATAGGTTCAGCAGCGCCATCGAGCGCAGGTTTTCAATCCGCGCCTTGACCTCTTGCGCCTCGAGCACCGTCTTGGCGGCGTCAAGCTGCGTGCGCTCATGCTCCGCCCGCGCCTGATTCGATCCGAGCTGAGTGTCGACCGCGACTTTCTGCGCCTGCGCCTGCGCCAATTGGGCGCGCGCCGCGTTCAGCGCCGCCTCGCCCTGCGCCGCGATCTGCATCGGGTTCGGCTGTTGCGGCGTCGCCTGGATAATCTGCGAAATCTTGGCCGTCACGCTTTCCGGCAACGGCGAGTATTTGAGCAATTCCATGTACACCGGCGCCGGGATGGGCATGCGCGACAGGAACGGCATCATCTGGATCAGCGTCGCCCAGGCCCGCTCTTTCAGGTTCGGCGAATTTGGCGTGTCATCGACAATCACGTCGTATTCGACAAGTCCCGGTTGGCGCACCAGCGGCACATACCGCGCCTGTTCCTGCCCGCCGATGCGAACAAGCCGGCCATCGGATAGAAAGCTCTGGATATACCAAAGCAGCAGCCGCCCCTGGTCCTTGCGGTAGCGGCGTAGCGCATCGAACAGCCCTGCGAGCACCGTCATTCCGGCTTGTTTGCGCTGGTGTTCGACAATGCCCGGCTGATCGCGTTCGACAAGACCTAACAGTTCCAGATTGATCCCGGTGCAATCTCGGATTGACGATAGGGCCAGGCTCAAAAGCTCGGCCAAGCCCGGCGGGATCGGATTTGTCGGCCGCGGCATGATCCTGCCGCCCGAAATCGCCCCATCCTCGACTTCGACAATGGCGGTCGGGTCGGCCCAGTCTTCCTCGGCGCGCCGAATGTCCGGAAACGCGCCCGCTTCGGCCATGATGCCGCCCTTGGCGCCGCTGTTCATGATGTGCATCGACTGGCTGAGCCATTTGTTCGCCCAGCGCTGCGGATCGATCATCGCCCGCACGATGCCGTACCACGTCCCGTTATTGCGGTCGCGCTCGCCGGTCATGCACTTCCAGGTGAAGCCGCCCTCTTTCGGGCCCGGCCACACGTCAAGCACGGTCGCGCCGAGTATTGCCCGCCAATAGACGCGCCCCCGCTGCTTCACCGCCGGCGGGATCGGCAGCCCCATCATCGGCAACCGCTCGTTGAGCACCGACATTTCCTGATCGCTGAGCGTCGTGACGGAGCCCGTCATCGGATCGACGATCCGCCAGCGCGTGACGTGCTCCCACCACTGCGCCTCGACCAGCTTTACCTTGCCGTCAGTCGGACCCTTGCCGTCGTGCGACTTGGCGCGATAGAACGGCGCCTCGTCCGCGTTGTGCGGCTCGCCCCGGTCGGACGAATCCGACGCCCATCCGGCGTGCAAATCCGTAACGTCGGCATCGGGATAGAGCTTTTCCGCGTCATCAAGCGCGACTTCCTTGACGCGGAACAGGATGCGCGCGTCGGACAGGTTCTTTTTCCGCGCCGTCGCGTCGGCATACATTTCGAGCGGGTCGGTACGCTCGATGATTATCTTTCCCTCGGGATCGTCGTCGTAGTCGATTTCGGTGCAGACCCAGCCCATGCCGGCGACGACGCAATCCCAGAACGCATCGGACTCTTCGTCCTCCGCGTCGCATTGATCGCGAAACCACCGCGCCGCCTCGGTCAGCAGCTCGTTGACCCCGACATCGCCCATTTCGCGCGGGATGTAGCGGACCTCTTGGCGGTTCCCGACCTCCAATCCGCACACGATCTTGACCATTGGCCCGGTGCGGTTGAACGTGACCACCGGCCGGTTCTGGTCCTGCAGCGCGGCAACGTCGGTGTCCGACCACTGCTTGCCGGCGACGAAATCGTAAGCCTCGCGCGCCTCCTTGCGCCACTCGTCATAGTGGTCGCGCGCTTTCTTCCACTCGTCAACCAGCCGATCGAACAACTCGTCGAGATCGCCGGGATACGCGCTGGCCTTCGATGCGTCCGGCACCGCGTCTGGCGGGGCCTGCGCGCCCTCGGGCAATAGCGGCGCCGGTCCCTCGC